CACACTCAGATATACTCTCGTGTATACAACTTCGGAGTGTTGCCCGGCATATTCGGAGACCGACTGAATCGTGGTCAACCTGCCTTTTCTTGGGGAATGCACAAACAAGTCATTCCCGATGTAAATCCCATTATGATAACCAACGCTTGAGCCTCTGTGCTTGAAGGCAACGATGTCTCCCGGCTTTGGCTCACTAACAATCCTTCCGGAATGCATCTGTGCCGTTACCGAGTGCTCTAGCTCTACTCCAAATTCAGAATAGAACCACATCACCATCCCAGAGCAATCCCAGCCATCTGGAGTTATGCCAGAAAACACGTACCAAGTTCTGTCTACGTGTTTGTAAAGGGATTGGATTCTGGACTGCATTAACTCAGCCCTGCGTTCAGCCTGCTCGGCTTCTTTCATTTCAATCAACACGTCAATAAACGATTGTTGATCGCTCTCCTGTATTGGTTCTCCTGTTGGGCTTACTGCGTTCGCAGTCATTCCACAGGTTGTTAGTGTCATGGTCATAGCAACGATTGCTAATATCTTTTTCATAGTGACCTTACCTTTCCTCGCGTTAGTACTGGGGTCATTTTTGATCTATTTAGTTATTTGCCCATCTTAGTAGAAAACCCCCACACAAGCAAGCGCCTATGTGGGGGTTTGTCTATTTAGTTCTTAGGAACCTGCTCCGGTTGAAGCGATGGTACCAGCTGGAACGAAGAATCCACCAGTTGCGGTGTGGCGGATTCTCATCTGCCAGTCGTCGTTCTCGAAGGAACCGTAGTTCTCTGGAACCGCTCCGCCACCTACGTAGGTGCCAGCAGCTGCCTTAACACGAAGCTCAGGAGTCTCGTATCCACGAAGGAATCCAAGAACAACGCTTGGGTTTAGGGTTGCTGATGGGGTTGGGATTAGGAACCAGTAAGCTCCAGCGCTAGAGTTGATCTTGGTGATCCAGTCGTTCACAACGATAGTAACCTGTGAACCGATTGGGTTTCCGGTGATTCTCTTGGTTGCGACTGAACCAGAAGTGGTTGTGGTCTCAACGCTGGTAACTGCAAGAATCCTGCGAGCAGTCATCTCAAGTGCGCGTGGGATTACCAATGCGAACTGAGTTACTGGCTGGATTAGCTTGCCGTTGTACTGCTGTAGGTTAGCTGCTTCGATAGCCTTCTCTAGGTTCTCTAGAGTTAGAGCTAGGTTGCTTGCTAGAAGGTTGTTGTTACCTGACTTGAAGTTAGCGGTGTTTAGACCACCAGAAGCAACAAGCTGCTTGGTAACTTCTTCGTCTTCCTTGCCGGCAGCCTTCTGAGCTAGCTCGATAGGTAGACGCTCTAGAACAGAGATGTTGTTGTCGTTGACAACAGCTTCCCATGAGAAACGGATTCTCTGTCCAGCCTTCTTTACTGCGAAGTCAGTCTCAGTTACTGAGAAGAACCCTGCAGTTGGGTACTCGTCGTACTCGCCAACGGTAGGAAGTGAGCCGTCACGGAACTTGTCGCCCTGGTTGTCCATGCCCTCATCTTCGTAGCGAAGGTTTAGGTACTGCTGCTTGCGGAAGTCATCTACAAGGATACGAGTTGCGAACTGGTCCCAAACCTTTGGAAGAGCCTGGTAGTTCTCAAGAAGAATCTTGTTGATGGTTGGTGCAAGCTGCACTGGTAGGTCGCTAGTTGCGATACCTTCCTGTAGCTTGATTCTGTCATTGCGGTCTCCGCGTAGCGCACCTTCAAGAAGTTTCGCTGCCTCAACCTGACGTGGGGTAATGTTTTCAGTCATTTTTTACCTTATCCTTAGTTCTGAGCCAAGCGAACAACAACAGTGCTCGATAGGACCTTAGTAACGTGTCCCATTAGCTTTGCGCTAGATGATGACTCCTGGGCTTCTGGGATAATTCCACTAGTTGAGTTAGCAACTCCGTAAGCCTTCTGGCCTACGTCGAAGGTGTCTCCAGACTTGAATGGAATTTCGAAAGCGCCGTTTAGCTTTAGAGTGGCATATGTGTTGCCGTCCTCACCAGTTACGGCGCTGTTCTGTGCTACACCAACAAGGTCTCCAACCTTCACAACTTTGCCAGAAACGACAGAGGTGTGAACTGGGAAAACGAGCTCATTGGCATCTTTGTAAATCTCGTTAAGAGCCATTTACTTTTTCCTTACTTTCTTACGCCGGCGATGCGGCTGGTGATGGAAGCGAACTCATCTGCTAGAGATGTGGTAGTTGCCTCCTGGACGGTTCCAACAACAGACTCAGCTTCAGCAGCTACATCCGCACGAAGTGCATCGGCGTAAGCCTTCTCTTCTGCGATTAGCTCGTCAACTGACTTGGTGTTGGTTTCGGACTTCATTGCCTCGGCTACGCGTGAAAGCGCAATCTTTGGCAGTCCTGATTCGTTGAACTTCTCTGCAACCTCTACTGGATCGATAGCATCTGCAACTTCTTCTTCTACTACTTCATCAGTTGCTTCTACTTCGGCAGGGGTAGCTGCCTCTACGAGAACCGAAACCGATTCGCGCAGTGGGCTTAGAGTCTCAACGAAGGTTTCTTTGAGGTCAGCAATTGCTGCGTCAAATTCTTCCTTGGTAATAGACATTCCATTTCCTTCCGTATCGGCTTCAGCCACAAATTCTGCAGCTTCGCCTATTCGTTTGTAGCTTTCTAGTAGAGCGACGAATTTACCGCCAGCTCCCGCTACTGTGACCACATCAACACTTGTGAGGGGGTCCTCAACAAGCGATTCAATGATTGGTCCCTGCCGACCCTCTGCTTCGCCTTCTACAGCGTTGCCTAGAGCGTGGATTGACAACCCGACATCTTCGGCCATCTCAGCGATGATTGGCGCGTAGTGCGAGTAAAATTGAATATCAGCGTAAAGCCCGTTCTCTTGGAACACAGCGTCGCTTACAAGTTTTCCGGCAAGCTGGTGAACGTCTCGCTCTGGGCGATCGTTTGCCTCAATGGCAGATGGGTGGTTCATGAAAACTTTGGTGCCAGCTTTAAAAACTTTTGGTCCGTATTCGGCAAGCATAGATGCACCATAGTAGCCTGAAGATCCCCAGCCCGACTCAATGACTTTAACTTTCCAGCGCTTGCCAGAAACAGAAGTTGTTGATAGGGCTAAATTTTCTTTTAGCTCAAGTGCCATAATACTCCAATAAGTAATTACCTAAAAGTTATTCTACCACATGGGTATTTAAAACTTTTAGAGGTTACTGTCTCGAAGTTCGTTATCGCCGTCTGCTAGTGCACCGACCGCACCAGAATTACCCTGCGATGGAGTTACTCCAGTAGCAGGTGCGTCGTTGGTTGTGCTCGCTGCGTACTCGGTGTTGTTTGGCATCATCACGCCACGAGGCGGAGCTGCCTGAACCGGCACAATGTCAAGAATGTCAAGGATTGCAACTCTGAACTCATCAGCCTGCAAGATACCAGATTCCCAAGCCATCGAAAGAGCCTGAACCATGCGGTGTGTAGGCTCGGTCTCGATTGAGGGCCAAGTAACCTCTACGTCAGTAGGGGCGCCCATGTAGCGCAGGATTCGCTTCATTAGTGAGCCCCAAGCCCGCTGGCGAATCTCCATAGCCTTCTGGGTTGGAGTGTCAAGGGTCTGTGCGGTGCCGTAAGAGCCAGATGAACCTGGGTCTGCAAGCAAGGCAACCACAGATACTTCAAGACCTGCAGCGATCATGGAAGCTAGCGACTTACCGCTTTCAAAGTCGTATCCAGCGCCAGCCTTAGGCATTGGCACTAGGTCAACATCGCTACCCATAGCAGCGGTTGCACCGACTCGGTTAGCCTGACCATCTGGAACGGCAATCTTTGCAGCAGCGTTGTTGATTCCGCTGCGACCCTTTGATGAAAGCTTGTAGGCAAACTGTGCCAAAGCCTTAGTCATAATCGCACCGTTTTCTAGGAACTCACGGTAAAGTTTTGCCCAAGCGATAACGGCAATTGCATCTGGCACTCCGAAGGTCCAACCAATCTGGCGGTTGAAGGAGTGGTAGAACATTGTGTGGCTAGTGTCAGCAGTTTCGTTGACTCCAGCAGAGTTCTGAACGTTGGTGGCACGACGACGGTTAGAAGGATAGTTATCGGTGTAGTACCAACGGATAACCTCAGTCTCGGTGAGTCCGGTCTTGCGCTTCCAAGTTCTTCTGACCGCCCAGATACCTTCCTTGTTGTCTGGGTCTGTCATTACGCCGGTGAT